GCAAAACGTTTCGATTACATAGATTAGTTGCGGCGGCTTTCATTCCGAACCCGGATAATTTGCCGGAAATAGACCATATCGACGGGAACCGAGCCAATAACGATGCAACTAATTTACGTTGGAGTACCCGCAAACAAAATTCCAATAATCCAATAACTCGAAAACGGGTTGCATTGTCTAAAACGGGACAATTAAACCCAAATTACAAAGAAGTATGAGAACCAAAAAGAGGCAACCCGATTACGGGGCAATTTCCCGGTCGTCAATCAAAAAAGACTTTCAGAGAGTACAAAGATACCCCGCCGAGGAAAAACGCCCGCAAATCGAAGAATTGCCAAAAATAAACGCCGAACGTCGTATTATCCATATATCGGAAACAAGCGCATACGCCAAGTTTGCCCGGTACATTGTCGGTAAATTGGTACGACTAAAAGAAAAAGCGAACGTTGGCGGCAATTCGTGGTATTGCGAGTTTGTGCATGACGACGACCGGAAAGCCTTAAACATGGCGGCGGGTTGGTCTGATAATAAGAAATTGTATTTGTTGGATGGTATTAAATTCAAATAATTATGAGTGTAAACAAGGTTACATTATTGGGAAATACGGGCAAAGCCCCGGATTTTAAAGAGTTCGACAACGGCGGTTGCGTTGCAACAATCACTTTGGCGACAACGAAACGAGGTTTTACCACAAAGGACGGGCGACAAATCCCGGAGCGTACCGAATGGCATAACATAGTATTGCAAAACGGTTTAGCGAAAGTTGCCAATCAGTACGTTAAAAAGGGCGATAAACTTTATATTGAGGGAGAATTAAGAACCCGGAGTTATGACGATGCGCAAGGCGTGAAACGATACATTACCGAGATTGTCGCAACCGATATGGAAATGTTGACCCCGAAAACAACCGGAGCCGGAACGCAAGCCCCGCCAACCGCACCGCCCGCACCCGCCCCGGAACCGTCGGACGATTTACCGTTTTAATCTGTTTGAGTTATGGGAGCGATAAACGGACGGGTTATTTACAGCCCAAAAGGAAAAGCCGGGGAATATGCCGAGAACGCCGCCAATTTTTACGTTGGTTGTTCCAACGGATGCACGTATTGTTATTTGCGCAAAGGGCGGGGCGCAAAAGTGTTGGGCGGCAATACCCCGGAATTGAAAAAGGCATTACGGGAATATCCATACGCATTGGATATATTTACGAATGAGTTGTTGAAGCATAAGGACGAATTGCAAAAAACCGGGTTATTCTTTTCGTTTACGACCGACCCGTTATTGCCGGAAACGCAAAGGTTGACCCGCCAAGCAATCGGCGTTTGTCAACGCCACGGCGTCCCGGTTAAAGTGTTGAGCAAATGCGCCGAGGGTATCAATATTTTAATCGACTTTGCCGAGGCGTCCGAGGGTTGGGATAAATCCCGCATTGCCATTGGTTCCACGTTGACCGGGTGCGACGAATTAGAGCCAAAAGCAAGCCCAAACCGGATGCGTATAAACGCATTGGCACGGGCGAAACGCCACGGGTTCCGTACCTTTGCAAGCGTTGAACCAATCCCCGTGGGAATGTTTGACCGGGCGTTTTCTGTAATTGCTTTGTCGTACCCGTTTGTTGACTTGTTTAAGATAGGGTTGCAAAGCGGTTGCAGATATACCAAGCGGGAAACATTGATGTTTTACAATGATGTTTTCGATTATTGGGAGGCGCACCCGGACAAAACGCCCCGGATATATTGGAAAGATAGTTTTATAAGAGCGTCCGGGATTGAGCGGGAAACATTGCCCGGTTATTGTGTCCCGGCAAATTGGGATTTATTCAATGAAAAGAAGTGAAATAAGGGTTGAAGTTCCCGCCGATTGTCGATTAGTTGGCATAAGGACGGACGGCGATGTTGCCGTTATCATTTACGAGCCAATCCAAAGCGTCCGGCAAATTGGATTTATCAATTACCCGGAACCGAACGACGAAAGCGAAAACGAACCCGATAATAACAAATGATTATGCAGTATAATAACAAAGATTATAAACCGAAATTGCACGACCGTTGGCGTGCATTAACCGTTAAAAACCCGTATGCAACGCAGTTGGTAACGGCGGCGTATGAGGACAACGGGATTGTTTACGGCGAAAAGTGTATTGAGGTACGCAGTAAAAACACGCCGTACCGGGGCGATTTAATGGTTTGTTCGTCCGCTAATCCGGTAATTGCCGGATATGAAAGCGGGGTAACGTTGGGGTTGGTTGAATTGTACGACGTTAAGCCCGTCGCCGAGTTTACCCCGGAAGATTGGGAAAATACCCGCATACCGCCGGAAAAACGCAAATCTATTACAAAGGGGTTCGGTTGGATGATGCGGAACCCCCGCCGAGTTGTTGAGTTTCCAATTAAGGGACAATTGGGTATTTACAATTTGGTTTATACCAAAGGCGTAATAACCGAATATCCACGGGCGTTGGTAGTTGATAAACAGAGTTACGAATTATTAAACAGAAAAGGAAATGAGTAAAAAACAAGTTGGAATTATCCGCAACAATGGCGACGTACATACGGCGCAAATTGGGTTCCATGCCGGACGGGTTGGCGTGTCTGTTTACGTCCGGGAATATTGGAAGTATAAGAGTTGGTTTGTTGTTCCCGGCGTGTCCGTGGATGCGGTCAACGGTTACGACCGTTACGTTGACATTGAGGCGAAAATATTGTTTGTCGGCATTGGCATACGGTTTATATGGATTAAAAGAAAGGTAAAACGATGAAAGCAAAGATTTTATTGTTATCTTTGGCAACGCTTTTGTTGGGGGCGTGCCAAAGCGAGAACGAACCAACAGAGGCATTTTATTTACTTCAAAAATCCGAGAGCATGGAAGAAAGAAACGAGTTTGTAACGAATACCACGGCGGCAATGATACAGATAAACGCCCCCCGGTATAATTGCGAGATTGTCGAAACCGCATTAGCGGGCGGCGATAGGGTACGAATTTGCGTAAAAGGCGCAAAGGAAGATTTGGACGCATTGTTTGACTATGTAAACGAAGCGGGCAAAGAATGAGAGTAAAGCAACCCGAACCGTTCGACCCAAATAGAGAATACAGCCCCGGCGAACGTTGCGTTTACCGGGGTATGGTATTGATTGCCGAGATATGGACGGCGGCGGATGCACGATTAGCCAACAACAACCCCGCAATATTTACGCAACGTTGCGTTCGCTGCAAAATTAAAAGGGAAGATTGTCCCGGAATTGGTAGGCAATGCGATAAATTCCATAGGAGCGACCGGAAAACGATTTATTGGCGTTTGTTGCGTATCGTCGGGGGATTTAAGGGCGTCGAAACATTGGAATTTAATTATAACGGAACAATTGCCGGGGTTAAGGTTGAAGCCGCCCCGGATAGTAATAACAAATAAATTTTTAGAGCGATGAACAAACAAGTATTAAGCCCCTTTGATTGCGATATGTGCGCAATGATTGAGGACATAACAAAACAAGAAATTGAGGTTACGGCGTCCGATACCTCAATACGTTTGAGTTGGGCCCAAAATGGAAGCGAGGGAAACGATAAAGCCGAGGGACAAAGGATTGAGGCGTTAAAACAGGCAATCCGGGGACGATTGGGCGACCGTCTTATTGAGTTCTTTTATGCCGATGGTAGGCAGTCGGTTTATATGAAGTACGACCCGGAGGAATACCCGGAGGAAATGCGCACCCGTTTAGTTGACCCGGACGCCACGGCGGGAACCCGGTATTGTCGCACCTTGTTAGAGATTGACGCAATCCAATTTAGACGGGACAACGTGGACGACGTTTTGAGATTTACCGGAGGCGGAACGGTTACGACGCCCCGCACCCCGAACGGCAAAGCAATGTTTTCTTTTCCCGATGGTAACGGCATATTCGTTGACGTGCCGGAAAGTTGGTATATTATCCGGGAATTGAACGGACGATTTACCGCCCGCCCGGAAAAGGATTTTAAACGGGAATTTGAACCCAAAGGAACCCCCGCCGAGAATTACACGGAGCAACCCGCCCGTCCGGTTGTTGCTCAAATTGCCAATCTGTTTAATGAGTTGTTCGGAACAAATATTGCGTCCCGTTGCCGGAAAATGGAGGAAGAATTTAACGAGTACAAAGAGGCGGTAAAACACGCAATGCCGACATTCGACGACCCCGGACGCATGAACGCCGTAATTGATGAATTGGCAGACCTTAACGCCGTCGTATTTCATTCCGCCGCAATATTAGGCATACCGCAACGGGATTTGTTGGAAATGGCATACGACAAAGTAAAAGGACGCCAAACCGACCCAAATTATAAACGGACACACCAGCACGAACCGAACAAAGGTTGCGGCGATTGTTCCAATTTCATGTATGAGGACGTAAACGGGAACGGTTATTGTGAGGCGTTCAAATCTGAACAAAGGTGCGGGAATTTACGTTGCCAAGAATATAAACCCAAAAAATAATAGAGCGATGATTGACAGAGAACAATTAATTAACGAGATTGCCGAGGTAGTAAACCGTAATTCAATGGAAAAGGCGTTTAATGATACCCCGGATTTTATTTTAGCCCGCATTGCGGTTGAAGCAATGGAAATGTTTACACGTGCAAGCGCACACCGGGACGATTACCACGGATTTAGAACGGCGGATTACGCCCGGAAACATAAAGCGATTTGCGAAAGTGAAAAGAAAGCAAAGCCCGTGAACACTTGTAAGGGTTGCCCGCTTATCGACGTTTGCCCCGCCGTCCAAATGGAAAAGCAACCGGAACGCAAAAGGGAGTATAAGAAACCGGAAGCGTTCGACGTGCCAAAAGAAGTGGAAGCAATGGCGGAATTTTTCGGCGAAATGTTCCCCGGAACAACGGTTGAAATACACCGGGTCGAAATGCCACGGCGCAACCCACGGGATAAACGCCGGGGAAAGAATAAACGGAAAGGAGGGCGACGCAATGAAAAATAAATGTTCGTCGGAAATTCCCAATATGCCGACCGGATGCGCCCCGGATAATCGACGCCCCGAAAAGATATGCGGAACGTGTCGATATTTTAACCCGGAATTTCCGCTAAATGGAAAGCCCGCCCCGGTATGTTTGGCAATAAAGACAATGAAAGGGGGAACGGAATACACCAACCCCCGTGGAACGCAACATTATTTTCGTTGCTCAAATGGGAGATACGAAAACGGTATAGGACAATAGGCAATAAGCCCCGGAAAACAAAGCCGGGGTTTTGCCGTTTATATACATGAGAGTACAAACGTTTGGCAATGCACCGGAAAAGCCGTAAATTTGCCCCGTGGTTGAAAGATAACCATTAAGACGATAAAAGTATTGAGTTAATAACAAAAGCCTCTTAAAATGGAAATTCCCCGCAAATAACTTGTAAAGGGTAAACACGTTTTAAGGAGGGACGGGATAAGAAAAGACATAGAGAGCCGGAAAGGAACCAAAGGGAGAAAGGGAAAAGGAACCGAGGAACCGAAACGATGTTTAAGACATTAGGCGCAAAGGTCGATTTTTTACCCCGTTTGAACATTAAAAGAGGTTGAACGATGGAAAAATTGAAAACGGGTAATAGGAGCCGGAAACCCGCCGGATATAATAAGCGTACCGAGGAACAACGGGATTATGACGTTGCGTTTTGTTCTAATCTGTTTTTACGTGGTTATTCATACCGGGAAATAGTGGCGGCGTTGAATGCTGATTTAGCGAAACGGGAAACGGGTTATACTATTTCGTTGGCAATGGTTTATTACGACTTGCAACAATGCCTTATCGAATGGAAGCGGGAACGGTTGGATAACATAGACGAATATGTTACACAAGAATTGCGCAAATTGGATGCAATGGAGGTGCAAGCATGGGAGGCATGGGAGGCGTCGAAAACCGGAAAGATGCGCACCAAAGAGAAAACCAACAAGGGGCGACCAATCAAAACCGATGCCGAGGACAGCGACCCGGAATATTACGGGTACAATGAAACCGCAACCGAAACGTCCGCCGGGAACCCCCGGTTTTTAGATTTGCTTTTGAATATCCAACAACGCCGGGCAAAGATGTTAGGGTTTGACGCCCCGGTTAAAATTGAGATACCCGGATATAATGCCATAACCGACGACGACAAACCAAAGTACGACGTTAAAGCAATCCCCGACGATATGTTGTTTGCGGTTGCTGACAAACTGCAATCCGCCGAGTTCCAAAAGGCATTAGCCGAGAAAGGAGGGGCGCAATAATGGCAAAGAAAGTAACCGCACCCCGTCCCGGAACAATCCAACCGGAATGGACGAAACACATTTGCGACGATTGCGGGCATGGTAGTTGGGTAAATTCGCACAGTAATTTAGATTGGCAGGGAAAACCGATTTGTTTAACGTGTCCGTTTGAGAAATGGCACATTATCCGGGGGCGCAAAGCGTGTGCCAATTGGACGAAACGAAAGGAGGCAAAGCAATGAACAACGAACAATTATTGCAGATGTACGACGCAATCCGGCAACAACCGGATTTGTTGGTTAAAGCCGCCGCCCGTAAACGCCTTATCAACTTTGCCCGGTATATGCAACCGGATTTAGTATTAGAGCCGTTCCACGTCGTTTATTATACGTTGTTGGATATGTTTGCACACGGCAAAATACGAAAGATGATTGTACAACAGCCGCCCCAACATGGCAAATCGGAGGGGTCGAGCCGTAAATTACCCGCATTTATGTTGGGGTTAGACCCCGACCGCAAAATATGTATCGGTTCGTATGCGGCGACAATCGCACGGGATTTTAACCGGGACGTTCAACGAATAATCGACACGCCCCGGTATCGTGAATTATTCCCCGGCACGTACTTAAATGGGTCAAACGTCGTAACAATGGCTAATACCTATTTGCGCAATTCCGATGTTATCGAAATGGTAGGGCGTAAGGGGTCGTTGCGTGTCGTCGGTCGTGGCGGTTCGCTGACGTCTAAAACCGTGGACGTTTCGATATTGGACGACGTGTATAAGGATTACGCCGAGGGTAATAGCCCGATAGTACGGGCGGCGGCGTGGAAATGGTACACGACCGTTGTACGCACCCGTTTACACAACGATAGTCAAGAATTGATTGTATTTACCCGTTGGCACGACGACGATTTGATAGGGCGCATTGAAAAGAGCGGCGAAACGATTATTGATGTTAAGTGTTGGGCGGATTTAGAGAACGTAACGCCGGGGGCGTGGGTGCGCATAAATTTTGAGGGATTGAAAACCGGGGAACCGACCGAGATAGACCCACGGGAACCGGGGGCGGCATTATGGGAAAGCCGACACAGTAAGCAAAAGTTGGAAGCGCAAAAAGCATTAGACCCGGTACAATTTCAATGCCTCTATCAAGGCAACCCCGGTTCCGCCGAGGGTCGATTATATCAACCGTTCAAAACATGGGTTGAAAAATCCGATTACGGCACGTACATACGTTCCGGCGCATACATAGATGTTGCCGATGAGGGGGACGACCTTTTGTTTGCCGCCACGTATGACGTTTATAAATCGGACAACATGATTTTCAACGAGAAAACAAAGCGTATGGAACCGTTGTTATTTGCTTTAATTACGGATATGGAAATGACGGACGAAAATACGGACGTTACAACCGTAACCGTTCCGGCAATGATTAACAGGAACGGCACGCAAAAAGTATGGGTTGAGAGTAACAACGGCGGTGCGGGTTACGAAAAGGTTATTAAAAAGAAAATGCGGGCAATGACAGACCCGTTTTATCAAGGCGGCAATAAGGAAAGCCGGATAATTACGGCGTCCGCAATGGTAAATCAAAGTATTATTATGCCGTTCGGTTGGGAAACCCGGTACAAAGCGATTTACGACCATGTTACAACCTTTTTGCGCAATTTCGATGCGAACACGCACGACGACCCGGAGGACGGATTAACCGGGATTTACGAAAAAGAGATTGCCGACGGTAATATACAACCATACGCACACGCAAACCGGGGCGTTAAACGTCGTAACTAACAATTTAATTGAGATATGCAAGTTTATAACGGAAAAAGTTTATAACTTTGCAACGTAGAAGTAATACAGAGGGCAAAGGGACAGCCCAACGAGGTAACAAATGTAATTTTTAACGTTAAAATTTAAAGAGTATGATTACTTGTAAGTGTCCGGCGGCGGCTTCATTGCCCGATATTCCCGCCGTAAAATGCGCCGAAAGTTTCGGGCAAATCCAAAAGGTAGCGTTTCAACGTCTAACCAAAGACGATGGAAGCAAAAACAGTTTTACCACGGAAAAGGCAATTACTTTGCTTGCATCATGGACGCCGTTATTGTCGGCGGCTGATAGCACAAAAATTGTTGTTTCCCCGTATATCCAAGCCCCGACCAACGAAGCCGGAGCCGCCCGAACCTTTGGCGGCGGTAACGAAACATTGGGAGGCGTTGAGGAAATTATAGGTCGTGAACCGAACCCGTTCACGGGTGTAATGCGTAAAATCCCCCAATCAGTAATTAAAGCAATGAAAGAATTGCAATGCGAAAGTTGGGCGGACAATTTGGGCGTCTATCTGTTTGATGAAAACGGAAGTATTGAAGCTATTCAAGACGAAACGACCCCGACAACGTATTATCCTATTCCAATTCGTTCTTTGTTCATTGGCGACAAAACGCATGGCGGATTGGAAGCCCCGGACAGCAACGCAATACAATGGGCGTTTTTACCGAACTATTCGGACGACCTCACAATTGTAACCCCGGATTTCAACCCGCTAACCGATTTGAAACCCGCAAACGGTTGACGATATGGCGGCAAAGGTTACAAAGGTTAAATTAGTTTGTCCGCCGCATGGTTTAACCGAGGAATTGGAGATTAAGCACGCCGAAAGGTTGTTGAGGATGCCAAACAACGGCGGTTGGCAGTTACCCAAAGACAGCGATTTTAAATTTACCAACGACAATGGGATTGAGTATAAACGAAATAAAAAAGCGGATAACGGAGCCGAAAAAGCGCAAAACGATAAATAAGGCTATTTATCACCAACAGCGCATTAATTTTCACGCCCGCACCCGTATAACGTCGTTTGACATTTGCCAACCGATAACGGATTTTATGGCATTTGTTTCTAACCTATTGCCGCATGATAAGTTTAAGATGTTCAAAACATTGTTCCGTTACCCCGTTAAGACAAACGAGGTAACGGGCGTTTGTTTTGATAAGTTGAGCCGGATTTTTGACGGTCGTAACCCGGCGTTCAATTATCAGTTCCAAAACCCGGAACAAAGGGACGATTGGGAATATTACCGCCAAGACGTATTACACGAACCGGAAATTTGGAGTACAAAAGGATGGGAGTTTTTCCAAACCGAAATAAATAGCGTTCTAATTGTCGATATGCCGAGCGAACAAAACCCCGCCGACAAATACCCGCAACCGTATTTCTATTGGTTGCCTATTGCATCCGTGATTGATTACAGAGCCAACCCGACGACGGGGGTAATGGATTATATCATATTTAGGCAGGACGGCGAACGTATCGCAGTAATTGACGACGAACGTTATAGAGTTTTCAGAGAGGACAAAAACCACAATATCGGCGAATTGCTGATTGATAACCCGCACGACGTCGGTTATTGTCCCGCCCGTTTCTTTTGGAATGAACCGTTGAGTTTATCGGAACCCGACGTTAAGCAATCCCCGCTAACCAAACAATTGGAGGCGTTGGATTGGTTTTTGTTTTACCATATCAGTAAGCGACATTTAGATTTGTACGGTGCATATCCGATTTATTCCGGGTATGAACAAAGTTGCGATTTCAGTAACGGCGAAAATGGCGATTATTGCGACGGTGGGTTTTTAAAAGACAAACAAGGGTTTTACAGATTGGACGCCGCCGGGCTTTTGATGCGTTGCCCCAAATGCGGGGATAGTCGTATTAACGGCGTCGGTTCGTTCGTTGAAATACCAATACCGGACGGGGATAAACAACCCGATTTGCGTAACCCGGTGCAAATGCTAACCGTTGACCGTGGGAGTTTGGATTATAACGTTGAGGAAGAAAACCGCCTAAAGAATGACATTATTACGTCGGTTGTTGGGACCAACGAGGAGATAACCACACGGGACGCATTGAATGAACAACAGATACAGGCGAATTTTGAAAGCCAAAGCACGGTTTTAAACCGAGTAAAGAAAGGATTTGAGGCGGCGCAACAATTCGTCGATGAAACCGTTTGCCGTTTGAGGTATGGCGGTTTGTTCGTTTCTGCAAAAGTCAATTACGGCACGGAGTTCTATTTATCCAACGCAACGGAGTTACGGGAACGTTACAAAGTGGCAAAGGAAAGCGGCGCAAGCGAGGCGGAATTAGACGCATTACAAAACCAAATTATCGAAACGGAATACCGGAACAATCCAACCCAATTGCAACGTATGTTGACGTTGGCGGAATTGGAGCCGTACCGACATTTAACCCGTAACGAGGTATTGGATTTGTACGGCAAACAGATTATCAGCGAAAACGATATGCGTATAAAGTTGAATTTTGCTAACTTTGTACGCAGATTTGAGCGTGAATATTTGAACGTGTTAGAGTTTGGGTATAATATGCCGTTCAACTCTAAGATAAATTTTATAACAAATAAATTTAACGATTATGCGAGTGAAAGTAAGCGAGGGCAAAACTAAAGACGTTGCGATTATCGACGTTACGCCCGAAAATTACATTGTCCCCGACAATGAGAAACATTTGTATCATTGCGTTATCGAAATTAAGAAATTCGACAGCGAAACGGGTAAACGGTTATCAATCCCCCGTATTCAGAAATTCGGCAAAAAAGGCTATGAAAATAGCATTGCCGAAAATCTGAAAAAACAGGGTTACACGATTACCGTATTGCACGACCCCAACGAGTACGTCAAGGCGCAAGCCGAGGAAAAAGCGGCACGAACCGCAGCACAGCAGAAAGCCGCCGAGGAAAAAGCCGCCGCCGATGCAAAGGCAAAGGCAGAAGCCGAGGCGAAAGCCAAAGCCGAGGAAAAAGCGGCGTTAAAGGCTGAAATTTTGGCGGAATTGAAAGCGGCGGGAGTTATCCCGGCGGAACCCGCCAAAGAAACCAAAGCCGATGCAAAGGCAAAGGCAGAAGCCGAGGACAAACCCGGAGCGAAAAAGTAACAGAGTATTAAACTATTAAAAATACGATTATGGCACAGATTGCACAGCAGGACAATTTGGTTATTGAAGTAACAACAACCGCCGCCGCATTGGATGGCGCAACAAAGAAAAAGTTGATTGAATGTATTGAGGGCGGAACAATTACCGACGTCATTTTGGTAACAAAAGAGGTTGAAAAGAAAATCAGCCATGCACGTGTTGTTAGTTGGTTGGTTGACACAACCGGGGATTCGCCAAAATACACAATTCATATTATTAACGCAAACAGCGAAGCAGTAGCAGCAATCGCACTTAATTAATTCAAAGGGAAAGAATTATGTTAACGAGAGAAATTTTAGTTGCAAATGCGGCATTAGCCGGATTAACCGACGAACAAATTGCGGCAATTACAACATTGTCCGCCAACGACGAAAATAGCGTTATCGCCAAAAAGACGGGCGAAATTTACGGCGGATTGGATGCCGATATTTTGGCGGTGTCCGATATCGCAAAGAACGGAACCGAAAAGACGTTTGATTACGCCAAACGAGTATTAACCGAGTTCAAAACCAAAGTTGAGGGCGCAAACGGTCTGCAATCACAGATTGACAGCCTAACCAAAGAAAAGGCACGTTTGGAAAAAGTCATTGCCGACGGTGCGACGGATGCGGAAACCGCAAAGGCATTGAAGCAAGCAAAGGCAGATTTGCAAAGCGTTACGACCCAATACAACGACCTCAAAAGCAAATACGATGAAGCCGAACAAACCCACACAAACGAGGTGTTCGGCATTCGTGTTGAAACGGCATTGCAGACAGCAACCGCCGGATTGAAGTTTAAGGCAGGGTTGCCGGAAAGCGCAACAAAGGTTTTGTTAGACCAAGCGATTGCAAAGATTAAGGGCCTGAACCCCGAATTTATCGACGACGGAAAGGGCGGCAAAATGTTAGCGTTTAAGGACGAAAACGGCGCAATCATGCGCAACCCGAACAATCAGTTGAACCCGTACACCCCCGGCGACCTTTTGACCCGTGAATTGGAAACAATGGGTATTTTGGATAAGGGACGCCAAGCGGCGGGCGGCGGTACAGGCGCACCAAGTGGAGGCGGTGCGGGCGGTAACATTACCGTTGACATATCCGGCGCAAAAACGAGGGTTGAGGCATACGACGCAATTACGGCGACGTTGGAACAACAAGGGTTAAAAGTCGGAACGGCTGAATTTGACGCCGGAATGCAACAAGCATGGAAAGACAACAATATTTCCGCATTACCGGAAAAGTAAAAGACAACACGGGTAAAGGGTAAACCCGCATTTATAAACAATTTAATTTTTTAAACAATGAGTTTAATAGCAACGAGAGTACAAAATTGGCGGATAGAGAACCCGGAGTTAGACCGTAATATGTTCCGCCCGTGTGAGTACGGCGCATTGGATTTCTTTATTGAGCAAACCAACGCCCCCAACTCAATCATTAGTCCCAATTTGAGGGATAGAGCATTAGTAAGTATCGGTAACACGGTACAGGTTCCCGTTATCAATTATGACGAAAACGTACAGGTTAGCAACGTGCGTTCGTGCGTTATTGCTGATAACGAAAATACGTCCGCATTGGTAACGCTTGTTTGGGCGACGTATGCAATTGGTTTTACAATGGTTCCGGCGGCATACTCAAACAATGAGATTTCGTACAACCATGACTTTATGCGCAAAATGGAGAAAACAACCCGTGCGTTGGCAGACGCTTTGGATAAAGGAGCCGTTGCCGCATTGGAAGCGAACAAAACGCAGGTTTTCAAAACTTTGCTTAATTACACGCAGACCGGGAACGTTATCCAAGTGCCAACCCAAATGGCAACCGAGATTTTGGGCGACATTAACCCAATCATGCGAGCGAATTGTTACCCGGAATATATCCACCTTATCGCAAATGCGGGGGTTGATAGCCTAATTCGTAAGTTGGCGCAACATGGCGTTTACAACGACGTTAATAAGCGCATGGAATACGATAACAAAGTATTGCATTATACCAACAACGTAACCGACGAAGCGGGCAAAATGGGAACAATGTTTGCCGTTGCTGATGGAAACGTTGGTATTTTAACCCGTGTTGACCGTGAAGCGTACCGCCGTACCCGTGCGAATTCCCACGAATGGGACATTGTACGATTGCCGTACATTGATTTGCCCGTTGGTTCGCATTATTATACCGCCGTGGGCGACCAATCGGCGATTATGGGCGACGCAACCGCCGATTTGACGTGTGCCGTTAAGGAGTATTTCGGATTTAGCGTTGATGTTGCCTACATGGTAGCATATAACAGCAAGCCGGACACCGTGGCAAATCCGATTATCAAAGCCGAGATTGCAGCACGCAATCCGAACGAACCGTTAGGAATGCCCGTATATGTAACCAACGCCGGGGAATTTCCCGCCGGGGGTGCAGGCGCATAAGCCGGAAAACGGAACAATTATTTAACCGAGGGGACGGGGTGGTTATCCCCGCCCCCTTTTTAAATTTACGCAGTATGTACCGGATAAAAGAGATACAAGATAAATTATTGCACGTTGTCGGTTGGGAGCAATCATACAATCCCGCCGAGGCAATCGCCGAGCAATTGACAGAAACCGAAAGCGGGTTATATTTTCAAGGGGCGCACCCGCTTGTAACGTTGGATAACATGGCGGCAATCGTCCCGGATAATTGGGGTTATCAATACCCGGTTTGGAATGATACAAAGGAATGGAAAGCCGAAACCGTGGTACAATACGCCAACGATGCGGCGGGCAAACCTTTGTATTGGGTCGCTTTGGTTGATAACGTCGCCGAGGTTCCCGCCGAGGGTTCGACCTTTTGGGAGAAATACAACATATTGTCCGACTATTTAGAGCGTTTGACCCGCAACGGAATTTCCACGGCGGTACAAACGTTTACCCAAATAAAGGGGTTGGATAAGGAAACAAAGAACCTATTGGAGCGTCGCACGTTCTTTGATGGTGCGGGACGTATAAGAGCAACCCAACCGAATAATCATAAGTTAGTAGGGTTTGAGATTATCCCGGTGCGGGCGATGGGAGTAACCGCACAAATACACCGTGTCGGCTTGCAAATGACGGGCGGAACCGGGATTGTAAAATTGTACTTATTCCATAGTTCACAGATTGACCCCGTAAAAACGTTTGATTTGAATTTTACGTTGACAAATGGCGGCTTTCAATGGTTTACGTTGGAAGATTGTTTTTTGCCGTATATCAGCGACGCAAACAACGCCGGGGGTGCGTGGTTCCTCTGCTACAATCAAGACGATTTGCCCGCCGGGATGCAAGCAATTAACGTGTCGAAAGATTGGAGTGGCGAACCGTGCGGAACGTGTACCGGGTACGGCAATATTGAGGCATGGCGGCAATTGACAAAGTATTTGCAAATTTCCCCGTTTATGTACAACGCCCCGGAAACATTCGCCGAATACCCGGAGTTGTGGGATATAGCATACACGATGTACACTAATACGCTAAATTACGGGTTGAATTGTGAAATTACCGTCGGTTGCGACCTAACCGATTTTATCGTTGAACAACGGGCGATTTTCCAAACGGTAATACAACGTCAAGTTGCGGCAATCGCTTTGCGCACGTTGGCAATGAACCCCAACGTAAGGGTAAACCGGAACCAATCCAACGCCTCTAAAATGGAAATTTTGTACGAGTTGGACGGGAACGTTGAGGGACGCCCCGGCGGTTTGGGTTATGACCTTAAAAAAGCGTTTGAGGCTTTGCGGTTAGATACGCAAGGAATTGACCGTATTTGTTTGAGTTGCAACAACCGGGGCGTTAAGTACCGGACAACGTAATTACATTATGGCGGGGTTACAATCAATAATTGATTTGCGCAACCGGGTTAATACATTTAACGACGGGTTGACGTCCGGGTTGATTATACGGGACATAATCGACGACGGAATGACAACGGCGTTTATCATTGATGCCAACGCCGAGGAACAATTATTTGAACAAGGTATTAACCGATTGGGCGTTGACATTATGGATTATCGACCTTATACCCCGCTAACAATAGCCATAAAGGAGGAAAAGGGACAACCGACGAACCGGGTAACGTTACGGGATGAGGGCGATTTTGAAAGTAGTTTTTATTTGGAAGTCGGCGACAAACAATTTGAAATTAAGGCGTCGGATTTCAAGACGGAAGATTTGATAAAAAAGTACGGGCGGCAAATATTGGGATTGACGAACGAAAATATTGCTAAACTTATTTGGCAATACGTTTACCCGGATTTGCTAACCAAAGCAAAAAAAACGATATACGGAAATGGATAGAATACCGATTATAAAGAACCCGGAGTTATTCGACCGGGTTATTGCAAATATTCAAAAGGGGTTAGCGGACGGGTTGCCGTGGCTTAATTATTCCTTTGGACGTTCTGAACGGTTGGTTAAGTCCATACAAGGAAAACGATATTACACGCCCAATATTTACGTCGGCGGCAATGAATATATGTTGATTGCCCCGGATAGTAATATAGGGAATTTTTCGTTTTTCGTGTTGGACGACCCGCAACAAATTGATTGGTTCCCCGGCGAACAAAACAAATATACAACGCCGTTTTCGGTTATCTTTTGGTTTGATATGCGCACGATAACCAACGACCCCAACAACCGCAATACGGAGGCGGTCAAACAACAAATCATGCGGGTATTGAATGGCGGTATTTGGTTGCGTTCCGGTTCCATGACAATAAACAGAGTGTACACAAAGGCGGAAAACATATTTGCCGGGTTCACTTTGGACGAAATAGATAACCAATTTTTAATGCACCCGTTCGCCGGGTTCCGGTTTGCCGGGGAATTGGGAATTGATGAAACGTGTTTAACTGATTAACAACAAGTATATGAAAGCGTTTTTATTTTATACGGTCGTGGTTGCTTTGGTTGCGGCATTCGGGTTGACCTTGTTACGCAAATGGGGCGTTATCGAATGGGTGCAAATCCACGGCAACGAGTTTTTCGCAAAGATGTTTAATTGCGATTTCTGTTTGTCCTTTTGGGCGGGGGTTGCTTTGGCAATCCTTTTGGCGTTTATAACCGGGAACCCGGCATTGTTGTTGGTTCCCTTTTGTTCAACCATGATAACACGTTATTTGCTATGAAAACGGTTAAGATAGGGGAATACACGGTTGAGATATACGACGCAATCGACGAATTACCAATGTTGCGTTTCCATAAATACAATAAAATGTTGTTGGTTGATGCCGGGATTGGTTCGGATTTACAGGATTTCGACACGCATATTGAAAAGGCAATGAGATACGCCCGGAGCAAAACCCCGGAATTGGCGGCAATCGAATTAGATAATATGCGGCAAAACGTGTATTTCATCCAAACCGGGATAAGCCCAAAGCATTTGGCGTTTGCCGTGTTGGTTAAATCAATCGACGGGGAACCGCACAACGATTTGTCCGACGATGGGTTGCAAAAGGTCGTCGATATGTTCGGCGATGTTCCCGTTAAAGAGTTGACCGCCCAAATGGAAGCGGTCAAAAAAAAAATAGATGAAGAATTGCAAATGTATTTCCCCCGGTTGTTCGACGATGCGACGGTTAAAGAGTATTACGACGAATTGCGCAACCGCACAATGTTAATGTTGGATGCGATTATAAACGGCGATACAGAGGACAAACGGGCGGAAATTGATAAAATAACGACGATGTTGTTGTTGTACAATCGCCCGGTTGTTTTTAGTGGTTCCGATAACATGGAAATTCAGTACGATAAACAGTTTGAAAATATGTGTTTAACCATATCGCAACATTTGCACGTACCGGAGCCAAAGAAATACACCGTATTGGAGTATTACAACGCATTTGAGCGGATAAAGGAGTTGTTGAAACCAACCAAAAATAAAAACGGCGTCAAATAAGGCGATTTGCGGCGTTGTTTTTCTTTGGTTGATTAACTACATGGAAAAGAAAAGATAATTTAATACGGGGCAAATTGCCCGCAAATAACGTTAAGTATGGCAGATAATAACAACCCAATAAAATATAGCGACCTTGTAAAGCCCGACGATAGTATTACAAAGTTGATTGCGCAATTAGACCAATTAAGCGACGCATATATGAATACGTTGCAAAATATCAAGTCGGAAGCAATAACGGTTAAGGCTGCATTGGAGGGCGTAAGCGGGGCGACCGAAAACGGACGCAAGACAATCCGGGGGGCGTCGAACGATACCGACAAATTGACACGGGCGGCACGGGATTTGGCATTTGCGGAAAGCGAGAACGCAAAACGGTTGGCGGAATTGAAGCAAGCGCAAAAAGAGGCGAACGAATTAAACAAGTTGACAACCCGGTTGAACCAATCCGCCGAGGGTTCATATAATCGTTTGTCCGCTCAATACTCAATCAATAAAATATACCTCAATAATATGACGGTTGAGGAAAGGGAGGCGACCGAGGAGGGGCGCAAATTGGTTGCCGAAACAAAAGCGATTTACGAGGAAATGAAACGGTTGCAGGAAGCGACCGGGAAAACGTCGTTAAACGTGGGTAACTATTCCGATGCCGCAAAGGGTTTGACGACCCAAATAGAGAACCAAACGAAACAATTAGCATTGTTACGATTGGAGGGCAAACAAGGAACCGCCGAATATCAGCAATTGAGCAAAGAAACCGCAATATTGCGGGATGCCGTCAAGGATGCAACCGCCGAGATTACCCGCATGGCGTCCGATACGTCCAATTTGGATGCCGTATTGAGTTTTGCGGCGGGTGCGTCCGGTGGGTTCGCTGCATTTACCGGGGCAATGGAATTGTTCGGGGCGGAAAGTGAGGACGTACAAGAAGCGCAAAAGAAGTTACAGGCAGCAATAGCCATTACAACCGGGGTGCAAGCCATACAAAACGCAGTACAAAAACAATCCGCAATTATGTTGGGTATTTCCCGGCTACAAATGGCGGCATTGAGCAAAGCGCAAGTTTATAACCGCCTTGTTACCATGCAGGGAACAAAGGCAACATTGGCGGCTACAATTGCGCAAAAGGCTTTCAATCTGATTGCCGCCGCAAATCCGTATGTTCTTTTGGCGTTGGCATTGGTTACGGTTGTGGGGGCTTTAGTTCTGTTTGCATCTAATACCGATAAATCGGCAAAGAACCAACAAAAACTTAACGAGGCGCAAAAGGCGTGGTTGGATTATTTGGAAACCGAGGCAACCGAAATGAACCGGGTTAGCAACGAACGTGTCGCCCAATTGAACCGGGAATTAAACATTGCTAAAGCCCGTAACGCTTCATTGTCTGAAACCCGAAAGATTGAGGACGAAATATTAGCCGAGCGCACAAAGGCGCATAATAAAAGCGTTGGTTTTTACGGTCAAGAATTAAACGATTTGGAGGCAAACCGGGCAAAGTTGAAGCAATTAAACGATATGTTATTGCAGTTGAATAACGCCAAAGCCCGTGGGGATAAGAAAGTTTATATTGATGTTGATTTAGACGGTAAAATTGATAAAGTCAAGGTTGATGAAGCAATTGAAGCCGTACAGGGTCAAATAGATAATACCGGGCGGGCGGTTGACATTGCCGTTAATCTAAAAACCGAGGGGGCGGATTTGGACGCCGAAAGGAAAATACAAGCCGCCCAAAGAGCAAACGAAAACCGGAACGCCGCCAAAGCGGAAACGGATATATTGCGCAAAGCCGAGGACGCCCGGATTGCCTTAATTAAAAATTCATTCGACCAACAACGGGCGCAACGTCAAGCCGCCAACGCCCGTGCGATTGCTGATATACAATTGCAGTTGAGGACGGAAACCAATTTAACGGTTAAGGCACGTAAAGCGTTGAACGACCAAATTGTTTTATTACGGGAACAATTGGCGGTTGATATGGTAGATATTGCCAATAACCAACGGGCGGCGGAATTGTCCGCACAACGGGCAACACAGGACGCCCAAATTGCATTAATGGCAGAGGGTGCAGAAAAGCAACGGGAGCAATTGCGGGTTGAGTATGAAAGGCAAATACAGGATATTAACACCCGGTTAGAAACCGAGCGGGGATTAACTGAAACGCAAGTTGCCGAATTGCTTAACCAACAATTACTTTTGCAACAACAATACGCAAAGAGTTTGGGCGAATTGAACGACCAAATTACAATAGACCAAATGCAAGCCGCCGCCGACCGGACGCAATTACAATTAGACGCCGCCCGTGAGGGTTCGCAGGAGGAAATAAATTTGCGTATTCAGTTGTTACAGCAACAACGGGCAATCGAATTGGCACAAAATAGGCAATTAGCCGAGGACGTGCGCCAATCCGAGGCGGATATTAACGCCAAATATGATGCCGAGGTATTGAAGCAAACGACCGAGTTAAACCAACAACGGGCGTTAATGCTATTCGACCAAACACAAGCGTTGGAGGCGTCCGAGTTTGATTTAATCCGCAATTCCGAGGAACGCAAAACCCGGTTCCGGTTAGCGCAAGAAAAGGCACGGTTGCAAAAGATTTTAGAGTTGAACAAAGCCGCCGGGGTTAAAATGACGGATGCCGAGGTTAAGACAATCGAAAATACCATTGCGAAAATCGACCAAGAAATTGAGAAAAGCAAAGGCGACGAACGGGGTAACGACATATACGGATTGTTTGGGCTGAATTTGGACGACGACCAAAAGGAGGCAATAAGTACGTCCGTTTCCTTTGCTATTGAGCAATTAAATAGTTTTTTGGATGCAAAAGTACAAGCCGCCGACGCCGCCGTTTCCGCCGCCGACAAAGAGGTTGACGCAAGCCAACGCCGATTAGATGCGGAATTAGAGGCACGGGCGAACGGTTACGCCAATAACGTTGCAATGGCTCAAAAGGAATTGGACGTTGCGAAAAAGAACCAAGAAAAAGCCCTAAAGGAGCAACAAAAGGCACAGAAAGCACAGGCGGCAATACAAACGATACAACAAATTGGAAACCTTGTAACGGCGTCCGCTTTGATTTGGTCGCAATTGGGGTTCCCGTTTGCAATCCCGGCAATTGCTATAATGTGGGGTTCCTTTGCCGCCGCCAAAATCAAAGCCGCCCAATTATCCAAATCAGCCAACGCCGGGGGTTCGGAAAGTTACGGCGATGGTACGGTTGAATTGTTGGCGGGCGGTTCCCACCAATCCGGGGACGACGTGGATTTAGGAACCAAACCGGATGGAACCCGGAGGCGTGCCGAGGGCGGGGAATTTTTCGCCGTTATCAATAAACGTAATTCCCGCCGTTTCCGTCGTTTAATCCCGGACGTAATAAATAGTTTGAACCGGGGAACATTCCCCCAAAAGTACCTTAATGCCTACAATACCGACGGCATTAATGTAACGGTTCAACAAAATAACGCACCGGATTTGCGGGATTTAAAAGACGATGTAAGGGAGATTAAGGAACAAAACCGCCGCCGTCGTTACGTCGATGGCAACGGCAATGTTATTGAGGTTTACAAGAATTTGACACGTAAAATTAAAAATTGATATGAACCCGATTTATAGACATTCATTTGTAAATGCGTTTTTAGCGAACGGGGCGATAAGTAACACAACCGGGAACATAAACGGGAATAATACAAATTTCTATTATACCCGTACTTTTGTCCCGGTTGGGAATGTGTACCCCCGCAAATTGTTTCAGAATTACACCCCGCAAGCCGGGGGCGCATTTTACGATAGCAATAAAAAGATTATCGGCGGTTGGGGAAGCGACCCGACCGCCACAAATACGGAATTTGACATACCAAGCAATGCCGCATATATCCGGTTTAATGTAAGCAAAGCGCAATACGCCAACGGGACGGCATGGTTGAGATTGGGAACGTTGGACGCCCCGAACGTCTTACAAGGTCAAACCGTGCATCCGATTTATAAGGACGATTTGGCAAAGGAGTACGAATTAGAAACCAACCAACGGTTTTATCGTGCCAAATTATCCGGCAAAATTACCTTTGTCCGGGATGATTACGACTATATAAACCGTCAATCGTTCGACAATGAATTTTTGTATTGCATTGAAAAGAGCGACGACGGCGGGCGTACATGGTTCCAATACTTTCAAGGCAAGTTTATGAAAACCGATTGTACGTTTACGGATTACGATAAAAAGGTTGTTGTACAACCGGACGCAATCGACGATTATAACGACGTGTTGGCGGGATTGGAAAAGGAATACAATTTAATAACGTTAGCCCCGTCAATCCAACGTATAACCATAAACAAACGCCCGCTTATTCAAATATATGTTCCGGGCGATAGTATTGTTTCGTGTTTTTTGGGCGGTACGAATTGGGAACAAGACGCAAACGCCACGACCGACCAAAACGCATTGGTTCGGACGTATCATTTTGCTTTGTGCAATATATTGAAAGAAATACAAATTACGTCCAACGGTTCCCCGGCGGTAATATCCGGGCTTTATACCGGACGAATGGCGACGGGTGCAAGTGCGGACGTATTCCAGGGGAAATTATACCCGGAATTGAATGTTAATTATTATATCTATATTTCACAACAACGAATAAACGGGGGGGTGCCGTTTGGTATTGCTGTAGTTGAAATACGGAAACAATCCGACGATACGGTAATGTTTCGTTATCGAAAGGTAACGCAGGAACCGTTTGATACGTTGGAATTTGATTTAACCGCCGTTGAGGGTTCCGGGGCAACCGGAACAATGCACGCCGATATGAAAAGTTATAATATATATGCCCGGTATTTGTGCGACGTGGAGAAAATCGACGACCTTAATACATATCCATTGCCCGCCGATGATATAGTTGATAATAACCGTAATTATAGGCGTGCGATTGGTTACGCAATCGACGTGGCGTTTATTTCAAACAACTTTTCAGACACCCCGACCAAGTGGGGATTAGCGGACAACGGAAAGTATTTTGCGCCGCCCTATTCCATTTTCGGACAAACGTTTTATCCAATCGCCCGGTCAACGTGGCGTTATGCGTCGTTATGGTTTGGATTTTATTTGATGGATTGGATATTAGAGGAAAAAGCCCGAAAAGAATATACTTTGCGGGATGCGTTCCCGGTTGCGTCTTGTATATCTGTTTTGCTCAATCAAATTGCACCCGGAATTACGCATGAAGCCACGGCGGAATATAGCCAATTTTTATACGGGGGAAACAATCCAATATCCGGGTTGAATTTCCGGTTGCTTGTATCGCAGAAAACGAACATTATAAACGGCGAATATCAGCAACCCGCACAAAAAGCCCCGACGACCTTACAACAATTTACCAATATGTTACGGGATTGTTTCAAATGTTATTGGTTTATTGAGGACGGCAAATTTAAAATTGAGCATATCCAATATTTCCGCAATGGCGGTTCCTATTCCGGCGGGGCTATATTAAGCCACGATTTGACAAAGGAATTAAATTTGCGCAACGGGAAACCGTGGGCGTTCAACACGTCGGAATATTCGTTTGATAAGGTCGATTTGCCCGAACGTTACCAATTTGAATGGATGGACGACGTTACGGCGGCTTTTGAGGGATTGCCGATACAAGTAATTAGTAAGTATGTAACGCCCGGAAAGGTTGAGGAAATTAATATATCAAATTTCACGTCCGATATTGATATGATGTTGTTAAACCCCGGCAACATAAGTTCCGACGGGTTCGCCTTGTTTGCCGCCGTTCCGCCAACGTCCGGGTCGCAATGGATATTGCCATTTACCCGCCAAACAATAAACGGCGTCGAATACTTTTTGCAAAACGGATATTTGGCGTTTATCAATTTGCAATCCCCGTATTGGATGTATGATTTACCCGCCCGTCGTGTATCAATAAACGGTTCCGAGGTTTACGCATACGGTATTGAGAGAAAGAAGAAACAAACGTTTAGTTTTCCGGCAAATGACGACCCCAACCCGATGCAACTAATAAAAACGTATATCGGTAACGGTCAAGTTGATAAATTAAGCGTAAATTTGTGCAGTCGTTCCATTAAAACAACTTTGAAGTATGATACAGAATAATAATTTAAGCCCGTTACCGTGGTATTCAGATATAAAATATCAGAACGCTCGCAAGTCGTATGCGTATGGCAATGTTTACCCGCTATTTTCGCAAGCCGGGTTTATTTTGCCGTTTCAATTCGTCGTCGATTACAGCGCAAACACCGTAATTACAAACGTTCTTTTGTTCGATAAGGACGGCAAACAGGTTGCCAATATAACGGACGATATGATTGCCGGGGGGTTGCGGGTTATGACCTTTGCGGCGAACGGATACAACATTGTGTTTTATCCCGGACTTTTGCCGTTGTCAATAACCATGCAACAAGGTATTTATTATATGCGTCTTACGGCGTCCGGTCGAACCTATTACAGCGAAATGTTTACCGTCGTTGCCGGGAACATGGACGGTTATTTGCGTGTGCAATGGTGGGACGAAACAAATTTGTATTACGAGGGCGGACACGTCCAATATAGCGACCAATATAAAAACGTCGTATATCTTTGCACCGAGTTAGGCAAACCGGAATACCAATTTGAAGAGGACGGCGAAAACCGGGACGGCTTTTTTTTTCCGGAAAAGCAGTTGAGCGAAAAGACGTATAAATTTCAATTCCTTGCACCGGAATTTTTATGCGACGCAATGCGAATAATCCGGTTGTCCGACCATACCGTTGTTACGTCCAACGGTATATTGTACAATTGCGATACCTTTTTGATTACCCCCAAATGGCAAACGCAGGGGGATTTGGCGAGTGTTGAGGCGGAATTTGATACGAACACGGTTATAAAGAAAATCGGACGGGGATACACCCCAACGAGCCGGGGCGATTTCAATAACGATTTCAATAACGATTTCAACAATAATCAGTAACTTTTTACTTTTGAGATATGGCAAATTATACCGATTTGAAAGCCGCAATTGTCGCCGTAATTAAGGCGAACGGCAACAACGAAATTACGGGAACGATTTTGCAAAGTACATTACTTTCAATCGTTAATTCCGTGGGGGCAAACGCAACGTTTAAGGGCGTTGCAAATAGTACAACCAATCCGGGGACGCCCGACCAAAACGTTTTTTATATAGCGGGGACGCCCGGAGAGTATGCAAATTTTGGGTTGACGGTTCCCGCCGGGTTCAATATCATATCCAATAATTCGGCGGGGGCGTGGGTATTAACAACCGTGTCGCAATTCCCCGTCGATTATTACGGTAACAAGTATTTGGCGAAAGGGGATATTGACCGCACCGGGTACAATGTAGCGTCAATTAATGATTTCAAAAAGGGGTATTATTTCAATTGGACGAATTACAGTTTAGCAACAAATCCGTCTTATTGGATGTCGCCGTATTACCCCGTTGTTGCCGGGTCAACGTACCGGATAAATGCACAACAAATAATTTGGTTCGATGCAAATTATAATATGTTGGGTTCGAAATTAGCGTTGGGCGGTACGGTTAGAGTGGTAACAGCCCCGGAAAATGCGGCGTATATCATTTTGAACGTAAACACAGACGCCCCGTTGTTGATGCCGGGCGACGCTTTGGATATTTCCAATTATAGCGGAACCCGTCGTTTTTATCGCACGTTGGCGGAAACGTCCCGGTTAGATTTATTCCCGCTTTGGCAGGAAATACCGTTGTCGGCGACGTTGGTCGCTTTGGGTTTGAACCGTTTTTTGATTAACGGTTATATCAACATGGAATACGACCCGGCAAAATGGTATTCGCTTTCCATAATAAAACCAACGGTGCATACAATTAGATTATATCGTTATAATGCTAACCCCGATTTTCTTGCGGGTACGGGAAAATTGGAAGAACTCGCAACATTTACCGGAGCGCAAATTGCAGGGTCGAAATATTGGTTGATGAAAGTAGAAACCGGAGTTGCGGAGGGTTCGTGGCTTATTGTTGATTGGGACGCAATCCAACAGGAAACCCCGGCGGATATTACTAATTTATACGGGTTCGACGGTTGGGCGTTAACCCCTAAAATCTTTGCGGGCGGTATTTGGTCGCAATTCCCCGGTTTGGATATTACCCAAACAATCACCACAATGCAAGCACAAATCGCAAATATAAACGTCGGTTGGAATAGCGTTTTTGATAATTCGCAACAATTAGACAATGCGCAAGAATGGGAAACGGACAATTTTACCAATCAAGGTGCGTTTTCCACATTTAGCGGTTGGGGTTGTCATATCGGGGTACGCAAAAACTTTGACGCCGCCGAGGTATGTGTAATTAACCGAGGAGCCGACCCGATTACGCAATTGAGGGTCGCAATATTCGATACGGACTATGACGGCACAAAGTTAGCCGACGCCACAGTTTACGTAAGCGTTGCGCCCGGCGAAACAAAGTATATCGCCGTTCCGTTCGGTCAAACAATCGCCAACGCTGACGGTAAGGTTTTGTTTTTAATGTATTGGTGCAACCAACTTGTAGTACGCCGAGGGTACAACGGAACGTATCCATATTCACCGGATAATGGATACCAATTAGACAGATACTCCACAAATGGAAATATGACGGAAACGTACGCCGTAACAAATGGCGAATTCCCGTTTTATTTCCGTGTCGGGATTATAAAAGATAATTACGTATTGAACGACGACCAAATAGCGGATATTGCAAGCCGTATCGGGGTAACGCCGCCCGACCCGGTAAATATCAGTTTGCCAGATACGATAAACGCCATTGTCGGGGATACCTTGCAATTGTTTTTCCGTGGAATGATACAAGCGGTTGACCCTTACAAATACGATATATTGGTTACGTGTTCAAAGGGCAACAAATACCCCCGTTATTTCCAATATACGCCGACCGTGGCGGACGTGGGAACAACGACTTTTACCGTTACCGTTAAGGACGACGACCGTAACGTTTTGGCGTCGAAAACGTGCCAATTGGTTACACGTAACGTCGTGCAATCCCCGGCGGCAAATCTTAACGTCGCTTGTTTCGGGGATAGCCTTACGGCGGCGGGTACATGGTGCGCCGAGGCTAACAGGCGATTGACCGGAACCGGAGGAACCCCGGCGGGGAAAGCGTTAACCAATATTGCCTTTGTCGGTTCCAAACAGAACGGGACAACGGGATATTTCGGCGTTGGCGGTTGGACGTGGGAAAGTTATACACAGCAAGGGCGACCCGCATACAGGTTCCAAGTAACGGGCGTAACGTCGTTATCAGTTGGGGCGGTATATACCAACAACGGGAATACGTTTACCGTTATGGAGGTCAATGTTACAGGCGGTACGGGTAATATCCTTTGTTCTGTTACAGCGTTGACGCCCGCACCGTCCGCAAGTGGTACGCTAACCAAGTCAAGCGGAACCGGGGACGCAACGATTACTTATACAAGTGTTGCGCGGGATACGCAAAACCCGCTTTGGGATTGGGATAACAACAAAATGTCGTTCATACCTTACGCCAACGCCGTTGCCGGGGGTAAAATAGACGTTGTTTATACGCTGTTATCGTGGAACGAACAAACGCCCGGTCGTACTGATTTTACAAGCGTGTTGAACCAAATAAAAATATTTGCCGACACGTTACACGCCGAGTTCCCAAACGCCAAATTAAAAATTATGGGGGTTCAGGTTCCGAGCGTCCGGGGCGGTATGGGTGCGAATTATGGCGCAACCGGAACGTCTTACGCCGACGGTTACGGTATGGTTGTTACGGCATTGAACCAAAACGACGCATACCAAGAATTTGCGAACCGCCCGGAATATTCCGGTTTTGTGGAGTTTGTGAACGTATCTGCCGAGTTCGACACCGAATATAATATGCCGCACGCCGACCGTGCCGTTAATACCCGAAATACCGGGGTTACTGAATGGGTCGATACGAACGGCGTACACCCCGACAACAACGGGTATTTATCAATTGGCGATGTTTGTTTCCGCAATTTCGTTGCGAATTTTTGCCAATAACCATTAACCAAAGGGAGGACGGGAAACCGTCCGCCCTTTAATCATTAAAGATATGGATAAACTTTTTACATGGGAACAATGGCGTATGATATTCGCCACGTCGTTAAGTCCTATTTTAGCCTATTTAACCCCAACGGCGGGTTTTATGTACGCATTAGTCATTATGTTTGCTTTCAATATTTGGGCTGGTATGCGGGCGGACGGTGTAAGTGTAAGGCATTGCAAAAACTTTCGATTTAGTAAGTTTAAGAATGCGTTGGCGGAATTGCTTTTGTACGTGAGTATCATACACGTAATTTATTCCGTTATGCTGCATTGTGGCGATAATGAAGCCGCCAAAGTCGTAATTAAATCGCTTACTTATGTTTTTATGTATGTGTATTTGCAAAACGCATTCCGCAACCTTATTAAAGCATATCCCACAAAGGTTGCGTTGCGTATTATTTACCACGTTATCCGGTTGGAGTTTACACGGGTATTGCCGGGATATTGGCAACCAATAATTGAGAGATACCAACGGGAACACGATAGCGATATTATTAACGATAAAGAAAAGGAGGGCGAACAATGAACCAAACAGAGATTTTAAAGTATTTGGAGGGGCAAAAAACGACCCGGACGATTACGGATTTGATTGTACATTGCACCGCAACCAAGCCGGGCGCAAAAGTCAACGTTGATGTTATCGACGGTTGGCACAAAGAACGGGGATTTAAGAAGCAACACCAAAGCGGGCGAATTTGCGGTTATCATTTTGTTGTATTGCCGGACGGGACGATTGAAACCGGGCGTTATCTTTGCGAGATTGGGGCGCACGTTTCCGGGCAAAATTCCCGTTCTATTGGTATTTGTTACGTTGGCGGATTGGATGCCAACGGCAAAGCCGCCGACACACGCACCCCGGAACAAAAGGAGGCGTTAATATGGTTATTGTCCCGATTAGTTGTTATGTTCCCGGACGCAACGATTAAGGGACACCGGGATTATTCCCCGGATTTGAACGGCGACGGTATAATTGAACCGTGGGAGTTTATAAAAGAATGCCCGTGTTTTAATGCGGCAATTGAATATAGTAACATTTAATTTTGTACCATTATGACAAAGAAAGACAAAAAGGAGTATTTGGAACAATTGGTTGCCAATCAAGGGAACCAAGCGGGAATTAGTATTGCCCCGTTGTTATCCGCTATTATTGCAGATTGCGAGGACGTTTTTACGGTTACGGTTGAGAACAACCAAGAAAATACGAAAAACGTAACGAACCCACAGGCGGAAATAGACGCATTTATTGACGCCGTAAACGCCGACCCGTTGCACAACATACCAAAAGTATATATTTCGGGCGTCGTAATTTCCTTTGCACAATTGGAGATTAACGAGGACGAAATAAATAGTACGGTTGAAATGGCGGGCGGACATTACGTTTTAACATTGAGCAAAACGCCGAATAGTTCGTTAATCATTTACACGGCAAACGCATGAAAAAGTATATAATATTGGCGGCAATCATTATGGCGGTTGCCGCCGCCTTTTGGTTCCAACAAAAGCGCATTAATAATTTGACCGTCGAACGGGACAAATACCGGAGTAATACCGAAACGTTGTTGCAGGACGTCCGCACGTATCAAACAAAGGATAGTTTGAACGCCGCAAAGGTTGGGAATTTGGAGTTGAAATTATCCGAATACAAAAAATACCGGGCGGACGATGCGGCGTTAATAAAATCGTTGCAGACAAAGAACCGGGATTTGCAAAGGGTTACGACGGCGCAAATGGAAACGATAAACGAATTACGGGCAAACGTCCGGGATAGTATCGTATATTTGCCCGGCGACACGGTTACGACCGTATTACGTTGTATTGAGTATTCCGACAAATGGGTTGATTTTGACGGATGTATTATAAATAATATGTTTTCGGGCAAAATTATAACACGGGATAGCCTTTTAATAACAGAAAGCGTACAATATAAACGTTTTCTTAATTTCCTATGGAAAACAAAACGGATAAAAAACCGTGAATTTGATATTGTTTCAAAAAATCCATATACAAAAATTACCGGGTTTGAGGTTATAACAATAGAAAAATAACTATATTTGCGGCAAACGGGGATAGTTCGGAGTAGCTACCGGATGAAAAAAGATGCAACCACTTTTCCCCGTTTCCCTTTTTGGTTGCTTACTTAAATGGTTGTATAATGGAAATTTGGAAAGATGTACCCGGATATATTGGGTTGTATAAAGTGAGTAATCACGGGCGTGTAAAATCCGTTAAGAAACAATTAGTTTTGAAAATATGTGGTTTCGGGAATAGATATAAAACCGTTGCTTTATGTAATGGGATGCGCAAAACGTTTCGATTACATAGATTAGTTGCGGCGGCTTTCATTCCGAACCCGG